AGAAGAAGCACATAAGAAAAAAAAAAAAAAAACTGAAAAAAAAAAAGAAAAAAAAGAAAAACAAAAAGAAGAAAAAGAAAAAAAAAAAAAAAAAACTAAAAAAAAAAAGAAAAAAAAAACAAAAAAAAAACGTAAAGGTTTTTTCTTTTAATAAAAAAAATATTTTTATATTTAGTATATATATAAGAATGAAGATACAATTCTTTGATGACTTATCACGGTTTTTAACTGATTCATTGGACAACAGTGAAATTACTAAAAGCTTTGAAAAATTGAATAAAATATTGGAAAATTATTTACACAACGAAGAAGACAAGCCGAGTGAAATTATTAAATTCTATTACTTATCAAGCGAAGTCTCTAAAAACAAGACTTCTTCAAGTTTATCTACCCCAGGTGGTAGAAAAGACTTTATGAATAGTACAATATATTATATTTATAGTTCAGATGATAATAGTGTTATTGGAGAAACATCTGCGTTTTATAATAAAGTTCCAGCAAATTTAAGCAATAGTTTTTTTTATAATAAGACATATACAACTTCTTTTTTAAGAGGGAATATTATTAATGGCTTTGCTTCCACAATTTTTGATAAAGATGAAAAAAAATTTATCTTTCCCCAAGGAACTATTACAACTTTTGATTTTAACGGTAATAAAGTAAGAATTGAAAAATTACCAGATGATTTAATAACTCCTGATAAAATTCATTATAAAATTAGTTTTTTTGATTAATGTTTAAACATGTTCATTTTTACATAATCGCTCTATAAATCTATCCTTATTTCTTTCTTCATTCATATATATATTTATTATTTCAGCTGGTGAATAAAAATCTTCTTTAATATTTTCTAATTTATCGTTTTCTAAAATCTCATCAAATAAATGATTATATATTTCTTTTATTATTTTACGTGAAACATATGATAACTCTAAAGTGATATCTATTCTACCTGGTCTTATTAAAGCTGGGTCTAAATCATGATAATGATTTGAAGATATAACCATTATTCTTCCGGGTGTTTCACGAATACCATCCCATAAATTCAATATATCATCTAATGTTATTGGTTCTTCATCTAGTGGAAGTTTTGGGAACTCACATATTTTTTCAGATGCTTTTTCTGTAGCAACTATTGTTTCTAATAAATCTCCAACATTTATTTTGGAATTACTAGATAATTCTTCAAATTCTAGTTTTTTTCCAAATCCTGTTATAGACCTATTTTTCTTTTTTTCTCTATCTAAAACTATATCACCTATACAATCAATATCTTCAAACACAATTATTTTTTTGTCAAAAGTAATACTTCCCTTTTTATTATCTAAATTATAACGTTCTTCAAAAAATATACTATCTAATTGTTTTTTTGTTTTTATTAATTTCAAAGAAATAACCACTACATTTCTATTTGTATAGTTAGCAATTGTTTTTATTAATGAAGTTTTACCTGTTCCAGGTGGACCATGCATACCAATACCTAATGAATATGGAATGCCTTTTTCAAAATACCATTCTTTATTATTCAAAAAAAAGTCTAATTTTTTTATTAAATTTATTTTGTCTTTAAAAAAAATATTTGTAAATTGTCTGGTGCTTGAAAAAACATTTTCATCCCAAATTTCATATCTACATTCTTCATATTTCGTTTTTGTTAATGTATATATAAATTTCTTATTTTCTCGTAGATCTTCAATAGATGATACATATTTTTTTGTTATATTTTCAACAAATTCTTTAATTGTATTTATATCGCTTTTATAAGAAAACAACTCAATAACAATTTTTTCAATCTTACTTGTTGTTTTCGCATTTTTATCATTCTTGCCTTCTTGTTCTTGTTCCTCATTATTAATTGTAGTATAAGCATAAATTTCATGTTCTTTTGATATTAAAAATTTATCACTTTGTATTACCATATAAATTCCCAAATCTCTTTTATTATCTCTAGATGGGTTTTCAAATGAATATTCTTTTATATGTTTTATTGTAACATTATCTCCAACATTATCTATTATATATGCCCATAATGCTTTAAATCTATCACTAAACGCATTTGTTTGATTTAATCTGCTATCATAATAATTAGTTGATAATGAAATTTTACCATCATATTCCACTACATTCTTCTTATAAAACCAAGATAAATAATTAATATTTTTAAACATTATGAATAAATCATATAAATTATTATTAATAAAATGAAATAAATATGTAACTGCTGTTAATAAAATTGTAGTTAAAAATGTGTCTATTATCGGATTTCCAGTTTTTATTTTATCAAATAAAATCATATTGACTATATTTCCTGACATTAATTTTAATTGGTAATCTAATGAACCTGATCCAAACATTGTTAATATATTTATGAATTATATTTTTAAATATATTAATTATATAGTTATTATTTAAGCATTTTCTAAATCTTTAACCCTAACCCTATCTTAAAATAATGCCAAAAGCTTTTTTTATCTTTAATTCGGCAAATATTTGTATCCGTTATTATTTTAATCCAAGTTAGATTCTTATTTTTCATAAGAGTATCGTGAATTTCTCCTCCATATCCGATAAAACCTATTATTAATAAAAATATAATAAAATAATATATAATAGTTTCTATTTTATTTATAATTTTAAAATCATAATCTTTAACAGGGAATAATCTTATTTCAAAAGGCCAACTAAAAGTAATCCAATATCTATTTTTAATATATATTTCTTCATCTGCTGGATCATTTATTTCTGGACCTCTATCTAAATAAAAATCTTTATTCAATTCTAAAAAATAAATTAAAAAAATTAAAAATAATACTAATGCTGAAATTAGCACTTCTAATCTCATCACTATTAAAAATCCTAAAAAGTAAAATATAGAATAAATAAACTTTTCAATTGGAGGGGTATATTCTAATTTACCAGTATCAGATATTAATGTTACTAAAAAATAAAATAATAAAAATGATATAACTAATTGTAATGTTTTATTATTTTTTATATAATTTATTTGAAAACATGTAAATATACTTGAACCTACATAATTACCAACTAACAATAAATAAAAAATAGCAAAAGACTTTATTAAATCGGCTTGTCTTGTTGAAATTTCTTTAAATAATTCTATCATTTAATATATATAAATATTTTTAAAATGTGTTATTTAGAGCAACGCGTATTTTAAAATGTGTTATTTACACCCTTGAATATTTAAAATGTAGAAAAATGTTTTACTGTCTTTGATAACGAATAATATACAAACCCAAATAAACCACAAGATAATATTAAACCATTTATATTATAATTTCCATCTTTATGGCAACAAAATGGTAAATATTTGAATACTATTTTTTTCAAAAATGGTAATTGAAATAAAAAATATAATACTGCCAATAAGATTGGCCCTTGTAGTTCATCATAAATTGAATCTAAAGAGTTTTCCATTTTTTCTTTTTTATAATATGAATTGATATCTTCATCTGATTCTATTATATAATCTTTTTCTCTTGGTTCCGGTACATAATTGGGTTGAACTTGTGAATCATTTGTTAATATATCAGTATTTAATGAAATATCTCTACTTGGTAATTGGGTTGCGCCTGCTAAACTTGCCTGTTGTAATCCATTTACTATTTGACTTATTGTTGTTTGATCTAGTGATAATGATTTATTCATTGGTTGTTGTGAAATAATTGTATTATTTATATTTTCTAATTCATTTGTTACTAAACTAATATTGCCTCCAATAGAACCTCCATTACTCGGATCAGTTGGTAGATCATTTATATTTGTGGAATTAATTTCAGCCATATATTTATCTAAAGATTCGGCTATTTTAAAATTTACGCAAAATTAGTTCCCATAGGAATTATTTGTTTTTTATTATCACATTTTACAGCATGTTTTTCTAATTTATAACATTTTCCGTCAAAATTATATGTTTGATTGTCTATTTCTTCAATTGGTGGTGCCGCAATAACTCTACAATTTTTTCCTTTACAAGCTGCCCTAAATAATGATGCTAACCCTACTCCTAATAAAATTGACATTACAATTTTTCCTGTACTACTATGTACAAATTTATCCAAATACATTTATATTATACATTTAAAAAAAGTAAAATATAAATAAAAATAAGTAAATAAAAATATGTAAATAAAAATAAGTAAATAAAAATAAGTAAATAAAAATAAGTAAATAAAAATATAATTATAGTTTATTATTTATACGTGTTATTGTTGAATTGGAACTGTTTTTATAGAAAAAGGATTTATTGGACAGGTTGCTTCAACTGGCTTAAATTCAAAACATTGATCTACCGCGTCTTTATATTGAATATTCATATAATTTTGTGGATTAGGATAAATATATATTGTTTTTGATTCTGGACCTAATATATAAACAAAGAATAAACCTAAAGCAAAACTTATTAAAAAAATAGGTAATGATAAATACTTTGAAAGCATATTATATTATATATATTTATTAAATTTTTTATTTTTCAATAAAGTTTATTATTTTTTTAATCATCTTCTTAATGATAATATTTTTCATTTATTTAATTTGATATATTTTCATCTGATATATTTTCATCCTGATTTCCTTCAAATTTTAAAGGTAATGTTGCTAGTTCTTGTTTTTCTAATTCATTTTCCTCTCCTATTTCATTTTCTACTCCTAATTCATTTTCTACTAATTCATCTTCTTCATCCCCTACTATTTCTAGAGTAGGTTTTATTTTTCTTGTACTATTAGTTTTGATAACATCTTCTACATTCTTTCTAGTTTTATTATCTTTTCTCAAACCTTTAATAAACTTTAAAACTTTATCATCATCTTCAAAATACTCTTCTTCATTTTCTAATGAATTTTGTCTTTGTATTAATATGTATTTTTGTTCATCTGCGTCATATTCAACCATATTTACCGCATATCTAATGTTTTGTATTTCTTTTAATTTTGGAATCATTTCATTCACATAAAAATTGATTGCCTGATTTATCATTAATTCATTGTTAGTATCCATAAAATCATGAATCATTTGTTTAAATGGTAAAATACATCCAATTCCAAACTCATTAATACTTTTGTTTAATAATATTATTCTTTCTGGATTATCATTCTTTAATATATCCTTTTCTAGAGAAAAACCTAATTGTTCGGTTTCTTTCTTCAAATTAGTTGTTAGTTTTTCAAATATTGTGATAATATTTTGACTTTTTTCAAAAAATAAAGCATTATTCTTTTGTTTAATAATATCTAATTTTATTTTTTCAACACTTGCTAAACATTCGTCAATTACTTTATCAAAACGTTCTCTTACTGAATAATTAATTTGAATATCTAATGGACATGGATCATTTAAATCCCCACATTTTGCCATAAATTTTCTTAAAAGTTCTTTGCTATCATAACTTATATTGAATATTGTTCCTACATTTCTTTTACAGTTGATACACTCATGTTTTGGTAATCTAGCAAATTCAACTCGTTTTTCTTTGTTAGTTTTTTTACTTTTTATTATTGGTTTTACATATTTATCATAAAATACACTTTCATATTTATCTTTTAATCTATAAAATTCATTTATTGCTTCAATTGGATTTAGTTTTTCTTCACTCATTATAAAATATATTTATATATTTATATTTATTTTACATCGTTAAAACTTTTTTCTTTTATTTCGTTAAAATATTTATTTTATGAGTTTAATTTTTTTAAATTACTGTCATTTATGACATCAAATTCGCTTTCCCAATGAGGTAAACCTGTTATTAATTCCTGTTGTGCTCTTATTTTAGCATCTTGATAATTTCTTATTTTAGATAATATATATTTTTTTTTTTCCATATTTCTTTTTTTTATTTGTTCATTTTTTTTTTTTCTTTTTTT